CCTTTTTCGACATAACTCGTAACAAATCATGGAAGGACCGGGCCGAAAGTCTGGGGCATCGCTCGCGATTGCTCCTGTAGCGCCGTGGGCGCGATTAGAGCCGCCAGAGACGCTGACGGATACCCAGGTGGCCCTGTGGCGCGCAATCGTCGCCACGAAGCCCTCAGATTGGTTTAACGCAGACTCATCGCCGGTATTGGAGGCCTATTGTCAGGCAGTGGACAGCTACCGCAGGACGGCTGCGGCGCTGGCTCAGATCAGCCCGTCGGCGGACCCGAAGCCGTATATCGATATGGCGAAGTTGGCGGACCAGCAGCAGAAGACGATCAAGTCTTTGGCGACTGCTCTGAGGCTGACCCCGCAGGCGAGGTATACCCCGCAGGCGGCAGCGACGGCGAACAAGAAGGCGGCCTCGACGGCGAAGCCCTGGGAGCGTTGACGCGGGGCGAGCGCAACTGCGAATGGATTCAACGGCATTGTAGGGTGCCCGAGGGGAAGTTGGTCGGTCAGCCGGTCGTCCTCCGGCCATGGCAGCGCGAGGTCATCTGCGGGATCTACGACACGCCGACTCGGCGGGCGGTGATCTCGTTCGGGCGCAAGAACGGCAAGACGGCGCTGTCGTCGTTCCTGTTGCTGTTGCATCTGGTCGGCCCCGAGGCGCGGCCGAATGGGCAGTTGTACTCGGCGGCCCAGTCGCGGGACCAGGCGGCGCTGCTGTTCAGTCTCGCGGCCAAGGGGGTCCGGCTGAGTCCGACGCTACGGCAGTACGTCGTGGTGCGAGACACGGCCAAGCAGTTGTTCTGCGCGGAGCTGGGCACGCTGTACCGGGCGCTCTCGGCGGAAGCGTCAACGGCCTACGGATTGTCCCCGGTCTTCGTGGTTCACGACGAGTTGGGGCAGGTCAAGGGGCCGCGCTCGGAGCTGTACGAGGCGCTGGAGACGGCGGCCGGCGCTCAGGAGGAGCCGCTGTCCATCGTCATCAGCACGCAGGCTCCACAAGCGGGCGACTTGCTCTCGGTGCTGATCGACGATGCAGGCACGGGGCAAGACCCGAAGATCAAGCTCTTCCTGTTCACCGCGCCGGAGAACGTCGACCCGTTCTCAGACGAGGCGATCATCGCCGCCAATCCGGCATACGGAGACTTCCTGAACCCGGTGGAAGTTCGGGACCAGGCCGAGTCCGCCCGGCGCATGCCGGCGCGGGAGATGGCCTACCGCAACCTGATCCTGAACCAGCGAGTGAATATGCACTCGCCGTTCATCGCGCGCTCGGTGTGGGAGTCGTGCGCAGGCGAGGTGGACCCGGCCGCGTTTGAGGGGCCGGTCTACTTCGGGCTCGACCTGTCGGCCCGTAATGACCTTACGGCCATGGTGATGGTCGCGCAGCACGAGGGGCACTGGTATGTGCGGCCGGAGTTCTGGTGCCCGGAAGTGGGTCTTAGTGATCGCGCCCGTCGTGATCGCGCGCCTTATGACCTGTGGGCACAGCAGGGCTACATCACGCCGACCCCCGGCGCGTCGGTCGACCTGTCGTTCGTCGCGCAACGGCTCGCGGACATCAGTGGCGAGGTGGTGCTGCGATGCGGTGGGTTCGACCGCTGGCGCATGGACTACCTCACGGCTGAACTGAACAAGCTCGGGCTGCCGTACACGGTCCTCAACAAGGTCGAGGTTCCCCCGGAGGGGCTGCCCGATGGGCTGGTGCTGGTGAAGCACGGCCAAGGCTTCCAGGACATGCCGCCCGCGCTCGATGCGCTGGAGGCGGAATTACTCAACGGCCGCATTCGTCACGGCGGACACCCCGTGTTGACGTGGTGCGCGGCGAATGCCGTCGCAGAGCGTAACGCGGCAGGGGAACGGAAATTGGAAAAAGCGAAATCGACCGGCCGCATTGACGGGCTCGTGGCGCTCGCGATGGCGATGCGCGTGGCGATGACGTACGCCGCGCCGGCCGAGGAATACGTATCCGGCGGACTGGTCGCTCTATGAAAGTCTTTGGCTTTGAAATCGCACGCGAGCAAAAGTCTGCGCAGTTCGAGGACGTGCTGCGCCGGATGCTTGCTGCGAAGTACGGCGCTGCTGCCGATGTCACGCCGGACAATTGCGAGCGGTCGCCGACGGTCAAGGCCATTGTCACGGCCGTGTCCAACCGCCTCGCCGTCACGCCGGTCCACGTCTACCGAAAGGCGACGAAGAACGGCCGAGAGACCAAGGAGCTTCTGCCGGACCACCCGGTAGCGAAGCTCCTGAACTACCCGAACGACTACCAGACACGGGTGAGCTTTTGGGCTGATGCGGCGAGCACATTGGTGCGGTGGGGCAACTTCGTCGCCTACAAGGGCCGCGGGCAGACCGGGCCGATCCGATTCCTGCAACCGATGAAGACGGGCGGCATCAGCGTCCAGCAGAACGAAGACTCTGGCCGCGTCCTCTACCGCTACGGATCGAACGAATACACCGCGAAACAACTGCTGCACGTTCGCGGCGCCGCCCGCGATTTCGTCTGGGGCGACTCGCCGGTCAAGGATGTAGCAGATTCGATTGCGCTGGAGATTGCGGCAGAGCAGTTCGGGCTGTCGTTTTTCGATAACGGCGCGCTGCCGCTGCTGGTCCTGAAGCACGCGCAGGGCTCGGCGGGCTTTAAGACGAAAGAGCAGGAAGAGCAGTTCATCAAGGACTTCCAAGAGGCCTTCGGTGGCAAGAACCGCCACCGCGCGTTCCTTCCGCCGAAGGGTATCGAGATTGGGAGCCCTATCCCGGTCGAGAACGACAAGGCGCAGATGATCGAATCGCGGCGCTATCAGCGCACGGTGATCGCTGGAGCCTTTGGGGTTCCCCCGACGTACGTCGGCGATCTTGAGCGAGCGACGTTCAACAACGTCGAGCAGCAGACCATTGGGTTCACGTCAGACGTCATCTACCCGGTGGTGCAGAAGTTCGAGGCGGCGATGGAGCGCGACCTTCTGACCGACGAGGACTGGTCTGCTGGGGTGGTAATCCGCTTCAACCTGGACAGCATCCTCCGTGCGGACTTCAAGAGTCGACAAGAAGGCCTGCAAATTCAGCGCAACAACGGCGTCCTTTCGGCGAACGAGTGGCGCGAGATCGAAGGCAAGAACCCGCTTGCAGACGGCAAGGGCGGGGACGACTACCTCATGCCGGCGAACATGCTGGTGGCCGGGCAGGAGCGGCCGGAGCCGGAAGAGCCGCCGCCCCCGCAGGAGCCGAAGTCGATCAACGTTTCCGTGCCGGTCAGCGTTCACACGAAGGTGGACGGAGCGGTTGTGGATGTGAAGGGCGGGGACACCAGTGTCGAAACTCCCGCGCCGAGCGTGAGCCTGCATAACTCGGTGGAATCCGGCGCCCCCTCGGTGCACGTCGAGCCGCCGTCTGTGACAGTGAAGCAAGCGGACGTGACGGTATACGCCCCGCCGCCTGAGATCACGATCAAGAACGACATGCCAGCCCCGACCGTGAACGTCGAGGCGCCGACGGTCAACGTGGCCGCTCCAGCGGTGAGCGTTGAAGCGCCGAACGTGAAGATCGACAACCACGTCGCCAGCCCGACCGTGAATGTCGAGGCGCCGCAAGTGAAGATCGACAACTACGTCGAGTCGCCAACGGTGAACGTGGAAGCGCCGAACGTGACGCTTGAGGCAACGGTCCCAGAGGCCAAGGTGACGGTGCAGCCAATCACGATCCGCGCCCCGGACGTGCATATCAAGAACGAGCTGCCCGATTACGAACAGATCGAGGCAGAGGCGGTGCGCGACGAGAAGGGCCGCATCGTCAAGACCGTGACGACGAAGCGCATTCGCAAGTGATCGACTACGCGCCGGAGATCAAGGCCGCCCGCCTCGCGGTCGTCCGGGACGCTTTGATCGGCGGGCGGCTGGCTCTCTACGAATCTGGCGAATTGCTGGCCAGCGTCCCGTTGGGTGCGGGAGCCGTGGAGGGCGACAAACTGGAGTTCGCGACCAGTGAGGGCATCGCTATTTCGCGCGGCCGGCCCGATGCGGCGCAATTGCTGAATGTCGATGGGTTACCGGTCGTTGACGGGCTGACGGTGGGCATTGATGTGGAACTGGACGCGGACGCGGTGGAAGTCGGGCAGACGGTCCACGTCGTGTCGGCCGTGATCCGGCACGCTTGATTAATAGAGGGCTATATGGCTTCGAAACTGAACTATTCCCAGGCGCTCATGCAGGCGCAGCTTGCGGCGATCACGACCGCTGTCGGCAACGCGGGTGTTTGCAAGATTTACGACGGTACGCAGCCTTCGGGGCCGGCCACGGCCGTTAGCACGCAGCACCTGCTTGCCTCGTTCACGATGGCCTCACCGTTCGCAGGCACGGCGAGCGCAGCGGTTCCCTCGGTGCTGTCGCCAACGCTGCCGTCGCAGGTCAACGGCTCGTACAACAATGGCGGCACCCCCGTTCAGCCGACGTGGTTCCGCATCGAGACTTCCGGTGGCACGGCAGTGCTCGACGGCTCGGCAGGAACCTCGGGCTGTGACATGACCATCGGGCCCGTCACCTACGGTCAGGCGGTGTCCATTACCGCGTTCACGATCACGAGCGGCGCGAGCGGGCACTGATCGAAACGGTGGGCTACCCAGACGTAACAGTCCCCGGCCTCGGCGTTGTGAGGTGGGGGCGCATTGCCTCCTCTTGCGCAATCAAGACGCCGTGGCACGATTCCGCATTTCTCGCGGGGCTGCCCGACCCACCAGAGACTGTTGATTACACGCAGAACTCTGATGCTCAGGTCGCTTTGCACAACGACTACCTGAATCTCACCATCGGGGACTGCGGGGTCGCGGCGGGCTATCACATCATTGGGCAGCAGACGGCGAACGCTGGCAACTTCTTCAACGCCACAGACCCGCAGGTGTTGGCGAACTACACTGCGGTCGGGCAGACCTACCCGCCGTACGACTACGGTGCGGACACGCTGTCGAACGTTGCCTACTGGGTGCGCGAGGGCTTCGCGGACAAGTCCCGTATCCTCGGCGTGGGGCGGCTCGACCCCACAAACACGCGCCTCGTAAAGACTGCGCTGTGGCTGTTTCAAAATCTTGACTTAGGCGCCACGCGGTCGATTGGGTGGCGCTTTCTTGGCACCACTGACGGGTTCGAGTGGGGCATGGCCGGTGATGCGCGGCCGGATGACGCCTCCGACCACATCTTCTCCGCACACGGGTACAGCGCCGCCGGCCTGAAGATTGTCACTTGGGGCCATATTGGGACGCTGACGTGGGATGCGTTGTCGCACTTCTTCACGCCGCCCACCGGTGTTATCGGGGACTGCTACGTATTCCTCACGCAGGACCAGGTGGCGCACGGCGATGCCGTCGCGCCGAATGGGTTTACGTGGGACGAGCTGATCGCGAAGTTCAATGGCCTGTTCGGCACGAACATTCGTCGTCAGGTGAAGCGCGGGCGAACGTGGCGCCACGCACGAGCGAGCGGTTAAGTGCCTTCGCCCACGCTCATTGGCGGCGTCTACTTCCCGGCCGATGCCATCAACGTCAAGGCCGGATATGTCGCTCACAGCATAGCCGTACAGGCGGGCGACCTCATCGAAGTGATGATGGTCAGCGGCGTGCAGTGGTCGAACGGCGTGCGCCATATGGTGGACGGCGGCGGAATTGTATGGACGCCTGTTCAGCAGCACCAGGTCTCCGGCTACCCCAGCGCGGAACTATGGGCCGGCTCCGTCACCAGTGCGGGCACGATCACCGTCGGGGTCGGTGAGTTGCGGTTCGGTGGTCACTCACCGATGAGCGCATCACTTCGCGTATGGCGAAATGCACGCTTGGGCGCGAGTGCCGTCGCGCACGGAGCAGGCTCGCCGTCGATCTCCCTGACGACCACTGCCGCCGCGAGCAAGGTCAGCCTCCTAACGGCCGACATTGGGTATACAAACACGGCCCGGACTGCGCTGTCGATTGGCAGCGGTAGTTTCTCGGTCGCGAACGATATCGAAGACTTCAATCAGACGTACTACACCTTTGGCGGCCTTTACAGCGACGCGGGCAGCCCCGGTGCGAAGACGGTCGGCGTGTCGTCGCCCTCGGGCCAGACGTGGGGCATCGTAGCAGCCGAGATCGTCGGCATCGCGGGAATTGGAAGCGCAGACATCGTCGAGGCTGGAGATGTGGTCGCTGCGGCGGCTGCGACGAGTGGCGGCAAGATAGTTGCAATCAAGAATGCGCCACTGTCCGCCAGTGATGTCGTCACTGAGGTCGGCTTCCGTCTCTACCGTCAGGTCGATGGGGCGCTCGTACAGGATGGGCTGCGTAACACCGTGTCGGTGCAAGCCATCCCCTTCGTGCCGAATGGATACCGCGCGCTGCTCAAGGACAACATGATGACCCTTGATGCCGACGGCGGCTATCGCGGTGTGATCGTATGGGATACAGGCGGGGAATTCCCAGCCTATCTGATGGATGAGGTTTATGTCCCGACTCAGCGAGCGTGAGGCAAGCAGGATATGACCACGCTCAACCTCACGCTTAACACCTCGGCAGACGACGGATGGGAAGCGGAATACGGGTGGGATGCGGTTTCTGCGAGCATCCCTCTCGGGTACGCCACGGACGAGGGCGGCAACCCTTTCGATGCGAAGTCTGCTTGGCGGTTCGTCGGCGTCACTGTTCCTCAGGGCGCGACGGTCACTTCTGCCACGCTGACGTTCAATAAAGACCAGGCGAACACGGGCACCCCGACCGTCCGCGCCTATGGAGAGGCGGCAGACAACTCAGGCGCGCTCGGAGAATTGCACCGTCCATCGGTTGGGATGACAAGCACGGCGGCGTATGGCAGCACTACGCTCACGGCTGGGGCAGGCGATGTCCCCATTGTTTTCAACGTCACCTCAGTCGTTCAAGAAATCGTCAGCCGCGTCGGGTGGGCGAGCGGGAATGCGCTGACATTCAAATTGCAGCCTTCCGCCGGCTCTGGGTATGTATTTGCGGACACAGCCTCGGAGTCCATTTCAGGGCGTCGCCCGCAACTAAGCATCACATACTCCGAAGCCGCTCCCGGCACTTCGGGCAGCATCGCGCTCTCGGAGGGCGCAGACACTGTCTCGGTGGCGGCATCGGCGAGTTCCGGGCCGGTCGCAGCCAGTATTGCGTTCACCAGCGCGGCCGACACGCTGACGGTTACGGGCTCTGCTACTGCTCCGACGACTGCGGGAAGTATTGCGCTTCAGTCCGCAGCCGACACGCTGGCGATAGCGGCGACCGCCACAGAAGCCGCTGCGCCCGC